ATTAGCATCATAAACTAACTTATTACGATACCTCATCATTACATCACGAAGGTATTGTTCTGCCTTTACTTTAGGTAGATTACCAACATCAATATAGAAAATTCTTCTTTCTGGTGCTCTTGATATTCTATAAATTACTAAACTATCCTCAATCATCATTAACTGATTGAGTGGTTTAATTGCTTTATGTAACCAAGAAAGTGTTGTTCCCTTATTTCTATCTACTAAACCAGAAGTACAATAAGTAATGGAATCACGAGTCATCTTGACTCCTTTTGCCGGATTACCTGAGTTAGTGGTATAAGTTGGAGCACTTTGTTGACCTTGAGGAGTATAGATGAAATACTCTTCAATTTCAGGGAAATTATAAGCAGTTACTTGATCTCTTGCTAAAGAACCAGCTCCAGCATTTTTATCCTTCTTCATGGTGCGTATAAAACGCATCTTAGCAGAATCAATATATCTTAATTCTTGAATCCCTTCATGAGGATTCTTTTGATCTATAACCTTATTATAATAAAGTCTTCCATCAATATACCAATTTTTAAAGATTTCATGAGACTTCTTATCAAAATCTAAAAGTTCAAGAATGAATTTAAATTCTTCTCTTATCTTTTTCTTTATACCATCACTGGCATTTAAATTTGATAGTTCAATTTGTACTGGACTATCATTTGTATCTGATACAATTGCTTCATTTACAACATCCTCAATTGCACTATCGCATTCAGGATATAAAGACATCTGACGATATCTTCGAAGTAAATCATTTTCTGTCTTATAGACGCCCTCAATATCTACATACGAACCAAAAAACCCAGAACTTACGTAGTGCTCCGATCCATCCTGATTGTTAGGAGGGACCGGAGATACCAGACCGGGTGGGTTTTTTTCTGTATCTTCAATAGAGAATCCGAATAATCTCGCCATTTCAATATTATACTAGAAGTTTATCCTTCTAGTATTTAGTTAAGAAATTAATACCTCTCCAGAACCACCACTTGATTGTAGTGAATTACCTATTGTGAAGTACTGAACCTTAAATGTTATATCAAAAGTTTCTATAGCATCACTATCATCATAACTTACAGCAATTTCACCAATAGTAGTTGGGAAAATATCATAGAACTTATATGTTCTTAATACTGAAGATTCTCCTCCATCACCAGCAGATGCAGAAGCTACTGATGCTCCTCTTCCGAATTGTTGAACATAAGCATCAGTCATATAAGAAGATGGATTTGATACACCAGTTGCATCATCCAACTTACTCATAACATTTGCCCACTGCTCAAATGCAGTTCTTATCTTAAAGTCTTCATCATTGATAACTGAAACTGTCCAGTCATCGAATGTTCTGTCTCCAGCAACTTTTAGTATTCTTCCTCTAAATGGAATGTCAATGCTTCCTACATTTGATGCAGGAAGTGCTGATGACTTACATAAAAATTTAAAGATGCCATTCTCAGCATCATCACCAGGTCCCCATGCTCCAGAAACTGAAGATGGGAATGTAGGAATTGATACTTCAAATAGGTTGGATCTAGCAGCACCACCTGCTAGTTTTGCCTTAAATTGGGATAGTGTTCTTGTTTCAGCCATTGTTGTGTCCTCCTATGTTATTTTATATAATGGTTAAACAGTTCCTACAACTTCTTCGAATGCAACACCAGTTCTGGTGGCAACGAAGGTCAGAGTGACGTAATTGATAGACTTGGCAGGTTTCAAGTAAATATCAGCTCTGAATTCATTATTATCAATAACATCAGGGGTGTTGTTAGTTTCATCACAAACAACTAGGAAGTCATATAAACCTCTCTTAGCTTGTACATCCCTTAGATATGGTTCAACAATGTTTACAAAGTTTGACCTTGTGTTAACATCATTGAGTTCAAATAATTGAGCATTTGCTGCACCTTCAAGTGCTTGCTCTACAGTTAGGAATAGTCTCCTAACATTGATTCTGTCAAATGCAGATGCATAACCAAGAGCAGTCTTGTCACCAAATAGTAAGATGCCTTGACCTTTCTGGTTAATAATTGGGTTAATCCTTGAAGAATAAAGAAGATCTCTTTGAGCCTTGTTAGGAGTGTATGCCAATTTAATAGCATTATTAAGAATACCTCTTTGCTGACCAGCAGGTGAGAACCAAGGATATGCATTGATTCCTGTTCTTACCATCAATCCAGCAATATCTCCATTACATGGAATCCAACGGAATTCATTGTTGAATCTGTCATACATGTACTTGTAACCACAATCAAATACACCATAAGATGATGATGAAAGTGGACTGAAGAATGAAAGTAGGTTATTTGTCTGTGTTGTTGAATTGGTTACATTAACAACATTTGATCTATGTGGAGAGATGCAAGCAACACAATCTTTTCTGTCTCCAGCAATAGCAAGTAGTTTATTTGCCTTACCTTGAGTTTCAGTTTCTTTATCAAAACCTGGACCCATGATTAGGAAATCAACTGCTACATCATCTTTATTAGAGAACTTATCATATCCTGTCATCAAATCACCTAATGTTGCAGACATTCCATTAATAGATGTCCCATTAGTGTAATCCTTACCACCACCTAGTGAATAGGCTTTATTTCCTAGAGAACTAAATGTAATTCCTTGTGCATCTTGTCCCCACAGACCATCAGCAGTTGTTACTTTAGTAAAGCTAGCAGAGAATCCACTTGCTTTAGGGCTAGTCAACCAATATGCATCAGTACCTTGTGATGGGTTATATCCAGCATAAATCTGAGATGAACCATTTACAAGATAATCTTTATAGTAAGTCTTCTTACCAGTTTCTCCATCTGCAGAAGCATCCTTTGCTTTAGAAAGGAATGTATGCTTCTCAAGGATATTACCTTGAATTCCTGTGATTGAACCAGTATCATCTACAACGACTATATGCATTGTATCATTTTTACCTTGTCTCTCTGAAACAAAGTTACTTGTCTTAGGCTTACCAGCTACTGCTTTCCAGTAAACTGTTGAGTTTGTTAGTCCAAGAGTCTGCTGATCATACCAGTCAACAGCAGTTTGTGATGCATATGCAACACCAGCTGCACCTCCACCACCAGTATTAATACCAGAGTTATTAACAAAAGATATTTTCTTAGTAGCTGATACTGAGAATTGTCTAGCAGCATCACCTTCTGCATAACTTATGTTAGTTTCTGTACTAGCATAAGATACAGTAGAAAGAATTTTAACATCAAATGTACTTCTACTATCAGTAGCATCAGTTGATACTCCTGTAATTATTCCTTTAATATGACCTTTGAACAATGCTGTTGTTCCAATACCAACAGAAACAGTATCATCTATTGATTGTGTAACGCCATATCCTATTACTATTCCAGCAGAACTTGGGTTATCAGTAGTAATACCAATTGTTTGGTCTGCTAGGTCATCAATAGTACAAATCTTCATTGAGTCTGCCCAAGTACCTGGGTTCTTAGCAGAATAAGTGAAGTCTGTAGCAGTAGTATGATTACCTTCATAATCATCTGTATTATAAATCTGTAGCGTAGTAGTAGATGCTATACCTACACCAGCATTAGCATTATTGAGTGCAGTGTTGCTAGCTCTAACTACCTTTAGGACTCCTCCGTATGATAGGAAGGATGAAGCAGCCATCCAGTACTCATATTGCCTATCAGATGAAAGTGGCTTGCCAAATGTATCGATAAATTGTTGTGAAGTTTGAATATCCGTAACTTCATCAACAGGACCAATTTTAAATGGTCCTGCAATTGCTCCAATGTTATCTAATACATTCTCGGCTCTTCCGACTGTAAGATCAACTTCCCTGATTAATACACCAGGAGATAATTGAGGAGTCGCCATGTTTTTGTCTCCGAAAGTCTCAGTTTATCTGAAAATATTTATTCTTTTCGATGTTTTCAGAGGGGAAACTTCGCCCGAACACTTTACCAATCTGGATATAACCAATCAGAAAAATTTCTAAGTTTCTTTCTATTTCTTACTACTCTTCTTGCAGTACACACTTTACACTCATAAGAATAAGCAGATGGTAGAGTTCCTCTGTCTTTTCTGGTTAAATAAAATCCATCTATTAAATTCTTTACTTCACCACAAACTCTACATTCCCTATCTGATAAAAATAAATGATTATAAGTTATTTGATCATCAATATCCATTACATGTAATCCCACATATAATTCATATCAACTCCACCACCTTTATCTCCATATTCATCAGTAAACCATCTATCTCCATCAGAATCAACAAAAGTATTTTCACCATCCAATCCATCACTCATAAAACCAAATGGAGCCATATCCTGTTCTATTTGATTCTTTTGCTCATCATACAATCTCTTTCTAACATCTTGGTCTGTTAATTCTTTAAAGTAATCTTGTGCTACTAACCAAGCATATATGACTAGACACATAGCAAGGTCATCATTACACCCTTCTTCTGCCTCAAATGAATTGTGTTTTTGAATGAATGTAGTTAATTCACTTAATATTTCATAATCATTGAATATTAATTTATCAGATTCAATAATAGTCTTTAAATTAAGAGCACCAACCTTCTTCACAGTCTTAGACATTTTTACTCCAAGTTGTGTTTTCTTTCCAGAGAAACCCTGTCCTACAACTTGACCTGCTCTACCTCTCATAGAACATTGAAGTAAATTAGTATATTCCATATCATAATTTAATATGGATGCTACTTGATCTCCAACATCATTAACTTCACATAAAACAAATGCTTCATTATATTGTTTTCCCACTTCTTGTATAACACTCGGAAATAACATTGGTTTAATCTCGTTATTTCTATACTTTGCTACCACTTTATGAGGAAACTCTGTTATATCAATAACTATAAATGCAGAATAATCTTTAGCAACTCCTCTAGCAACGTCTACAGTGATAGCATAATCATGCTTTTCTATTGGTAATTCGTAAATGTCTAAACCAGCATTTCTTTGTTTAGGATTTTCATAAACAAAACTTCTTAATTTACTAGGAGCAATAAGAGTATCAACAGAACCTAAGAATTCACATTCAAACTCAATTTTAAATTGAGCTTCAGATGT